TCAGATGAGCAGCTTTGAGAGTGCGCCACGCGATCGCCGCAGCCAAACTGCAAACTCCGTTACCGGCTCCTCTGGTGCGGTCCATCCGATCGGCCACCCCATCAGATGCTCGTAAAAGCGCGGGTTGGAGATCAGGCCGACAAGCGACGAGGTCGGCCCATGCTTGAAGCTCACCCGGACCGGGGGCGAAGACGGGCACGTCCCAGACATCGAAAGCCCCAGCGCCCGGATCACGAGGAACAGGTTCGTCCAGACGCGGCTGGCGTTCGCCAGCGAGAACTGGCCGCAACTCCCCTGCGCTATGTCCAGCGGACTCGCAGGCTGGATGCTGCCCTGGCCGATCACCAGTTCGGGGAAGTAGCCCGCATCCGAAGCGGTGGGCGTGGGCCAGGACGAAGAGGCGGCGACGCCGGTGGCTTGCGCCAGCTTCTCGCGCCGTGAACAGTCCCGCTTTAACGTCAAAGCCCATTGCCTGAAGCTCTCCGACGACTTCGGGGAATCCCAGGTCGAGATGACCTTCGACATTCTCGCAGAACACCCATTCGGGCGCGGCCTCCCTGACGATCCGGGCGACCTGCGGCCAAAGGTGGCGGGGATCGTCCGCGCCTGCCCGAAGCCCGGCGACGCTGAAGGGCTGGCAGGGATAACCGGCAGAGACGAGATGAACGCGGCCGCGCCACGGTCGGCCGTCGAAGGTTCGCAGATCGTCCCATATAGGTGCCTCAGCCAGGGCCGTGTCTGCCATCCGCGCCACGAGAGTTGCCGCCGCATGGGCTTCCCGCTCGACATAACCCACAGTCCGATATCCGGCCTCGGCGATATGGAGACCAAGGTCGAGGCCCCCATATCCTGCACAGAGCGAGAGGCCACGCAGTTCTTCCGATTGGGCACATGAAGCCACAATGTCATTCCCCTGAAGCCGCTCCGCTGGCGATCGGGAAAGGGCTCACTGGCCTCAGAATGGTGAAGCGCCGACACCGTCGGCATTTGATCTCTATATCCGCTCCGATAGCGGATGCCTTGGCCTTGAACAACAACGCCCTGCATCCGGGACATCTGAACTCTTCCTTCATCTTTGCATCCCACAAGCCCAACCGCCGGGGTGCCCGGTGGCGGGGATCGACTGCGCCTGATCGACGCTGAGATGCAGGCTCCACTCCTGCGGTTAAGGGACGTTGGCGCGCCCCTTGCCCCCCGCCTGATTGACGGGTTGCGAGTCCAGTTTTCAAACGAGGTTCGCGATCGCGGCCGCCAGCGCCTCGACATGCTGCCAGCGCGCGGTGCCGGTCGGGTGCGTCGGATCGGACATCACGTCGCCAGAAACACCCCATCCCGCAAGCGGGGACTGATGCGCCCACGAACTGCACAGATGAATGTTGCTGTCGCCGCCTGTCCGCAACGTTTCGACGTGATCCACGAGGAACTTCTGGATAGCCGACCATCCGTCGCGCTGGCGGCTGTCGCCCACGCGACCATAAGGAACGGTTGTCGACCAGAGCAGGATTTTTGCGGACGGCATCGCCCGCCGCATTTCCGCGATTATGTAGGGCATCTGTTCTGAGAAGCTGGAGAGCATCGTCGCATAGCCCTCCGACAGATTGTTCATGCCCAGGTTCAACGCGACAATGTCGGGGTCATCGAGCGAAAACCGGTTGAGATAGAAGCGGTAGTCGAACCGGTAGTTCGTCCCGCCGATCGTGACGATCGGCGCGGCCGAACCCGCGCCTGTATTAGGGTTGAGAAACGGGTGAAAGCCGCGCTTGTTGCTCTTGCTCGCGGAGAGGTAGGCCGCTTCATTGCCCACGGCCAAGACGCCGTTCGGCACGTCATCGGAGATGTCGGAGCCGATAACATCCGTCGTTGCCCAGCCTTCGCGACATTCGCCGAGGGGACCTCCTGTTGAGGTAATCGAACTGGTGTCGGCGCCGGGGATCGTCCCGATCCATTCTGGAGTCAGCCCCCAGCCTTCCAATATCTGCTTTAGCTTCCAACCCGTTTGGCGATTGCTAATGCTATCTCCATTGAGGTGGATTTTTGGCGAGCCGCTAACTGGAGTAGTGACTTTCGTCACCGCAACGGACTTACGCTTGACCGTCGTTCGTTCGACGCCACCGCTGATTGCAGTCAGATCGACCGTGTTGCCCAGATCCGTGCCGCGCAGAACGAGGCTGCCGCCCTGCGCCTGGGCGTCGAAGTCAACATCGGGAAAATCCTTCGGGGAGGCGATCGAAAGAATGGGCGAAGGCGAGCGCGCACCGAATATGTTGTCAGGATAGATCGGCAAGGGCCGATTATCGACAAAGAACATCTCCGGCCCATAGACCATATCGTTGGCGCCCACAGTGGGAAACACGTCACGCCTGATCCACGGAAACCGCGCCGATCCGATATAAAATTGACCAGCGCAGATGATAACCTGATCCGTCGTCTGAAATGTGCCCAGGTTCACCCATGCAGGACGCGCCGTGTAGCTATAGTCGCCGAACAAGAGGAAAATCGCGTGGCGAGCGGAAATTTTCTTCTCCAACGTCATAGTGGCGCTGCCGAGGGTGAAACCGCGACCATCCTGCACATATATCCGCGGCGTCTGGAACACATTGTCGGCCGACGCCAGCACACGAACGCGAGCGTAATAATAGCCCTTTTTCGGGGCATCCGGTGGCAGGTCCCCACCATAAAAGGCTTCGGTGCCGGTCACGCCCCGATAGATGCCAAGGGCGTTAAGGTCCGGGTCTGTGACATCCACCACCGACGCGTTGCCGCTATAGAGCACAGCACGGTCAGGGTCGTTGCCTCGTGTGAACTGGCTGTCAACGATATGCTCATGGACCGAAAGGTCGGAAATCACCGTGCCGTTCAACGTTCGCGCGATGATGGCCACAAACTCGTTTTGGCCAATCACGCCGGGGTATGCATTTCCGGCTACGGATTTGATGGGACTCAGGCCCGCGGCCGCCGCCAGTTTGTCGAACCAGATGCGGGTTTCTTCGGTATTCGTAGTCGAGAGCGGCGCTTCGAAATAATAGCTGCCATCGCCCGGCTGGTGCAGGGTGAAGGCACCGTCGCGCCTCCGCCAACTGTAGAAGCGCGGGATCAACAACTTATCGCCTTCAACTGCGAGGGGAGCACGAGGCGAGATTTTGCCCTTGAGTAGTTCGCTGGCATACTGGACGGGATAAGCCCCTCCCACGCTGCCGCTGCGGAGATCGTAAACGATGATGATATGGGAGCCGACAGGGGCCTCTGTCGGATAGTTCGCCACCTTCCAGGGATTCACCGTGTCGGTGAGATCAACATAGATGACGCTGAGATTGTTCTGTACGGTCAGTTTGACATGGCTGGGCAACTCGGCCGACGCGATGCCGTAGGTGCCGTTCAGGACCCATGATCCGCGCCTGGCAAAAATTTCGCGCGACACGAAAAAGGCTTCCGGCGTGGAACTGATGACGCCCCCGTCCTTGTCGTAAACCGAAGGATATCGGGGATTGAAAACCGTGGAGGCCGCCGCCTCGGCCTTTCCTATGCGGTCCGCGCCAAGGGACTGCCACGCCGACCCGCTCCAGCGATAATCGCCATTGTTGGCTGCGGTGCCATCCTCATAGACCCGCCCAGCGCGCCCTGCATCACCAGCGCCTAAACCAAGTGAGGCTGCGCGATCATCCAGATCAGCCTTCGTCTTTTCGAAGATGACGCCTTCGGCGCTGGCGACGGGGATTTGGTTGACCGCATTGGCCAGCTGATCGACCGACGCGCTGACCACGTCGATCTCCGAGCCGATGATATCCAGGCCTTCGCGAACATCGCTCTTGAGCGGTTCATTGATGCCGCTGGATGGCACACCGTCGACCGTGAAGTCCCGAAAGGCATTCTTCAGCTTATTCGTGCCCGCGCTCATGCGTAACTCCCTGTTCTCATCAGCTGACTGTTGCGGAAACGGGGCCAGCAAGCGCCGACGACCCGCCCCCGGAGGTGTAGGCCCGCGCCCAGTAATATTGCGCCCCGGACGGAAGGCCGTTGTCCGTGATCTCGATGACCTGACCCAGCCCGCCGACGATGTCGCTTCCGACCTGCGTCGCGGTGCCGAAGTCGGAACTGCTGTTGTGGTAGAGCCGCGCATAGGCGAGGTTCGCCCCGGTCGGCAGCCGCAGGCGCACCGTCGCCTTTCCCGCGCCTCCCACGACCGACAGAAACACTGGCGGAGCAAGCGCAACGTCCGCCGTGGGCGTGATCGTCGCGCTGGCGCTCCAGTCGCTTGCCCGATAGCCGATCGTCAGGGCGCGGACCTGCACCTCATAAAGAATGCCGCTGTCCACCGGCCCGCTGCGCGCCGTCATCGCGTCGTCATCGACCGTCATCATCACCCATGTGCCGCCAGCAACCGGGCGATAGCGCACCTGATAGGTCAGATCGGCACGGCCTTCATTCCAGCTTGCCTCAATCGCGACTCCCGAAGCATCGCCCAGCGCGATCTGCACGGCAGACACAGCGAGGCCGGGCGGAACCGGGATGACGATCGGGGTGCCGTCGTCGGTTTCGGGCGCGAGCGGCGGCGTTCCTTCCTCGGTCGCTGCGTCGAACGACCAGTCTTCGGGTTTCACTTGCAGCAGCTGCACGCTGACCGTTTGCTCATCCGGGCCGATGTTGAGCTTTATGCCGCCGTCTACGACAAAATAGCCGGTCACGCCCAACTGGGCGGATGAGAAGCGGCAGAAGCGTCGGCCGAGCAGGTTGAGCCCGAACAGGTTGAGCGTGGCGTCGATATGCCAGCGGTCGCCCAGCCGGGAGATTTCCAGCTTGCCCAGCCGCACCGCCTGATTGTGATGCGGGGCGTAGAACACCTCGACCGCCTGCGGGCTGGTGTTCGGATCGTCCTGCGAATCCGGCGCCGCGACCGTCGCGCTTTCCTGCTCGCGATAACCGATCGTCGCTTCGGTATAGATCATCTTGAGCGCGCTCACCCGTTGCTGGGCCTTCGGACCCAGCGTGGCGGTCATCGCCTTGATATGATCGTCGGTGATGGTGATGTCGGGCTCGACGAAGCGGCCAAGCATGAGGTTGAATTTGAAATCGGGACCCTGCCAGCAGAAGCCGTCCACCGCCTTGAGCATATCGGTCAGGATTTGGCGGCGTTCGTCCTCGGCAAGGCTGTAGCTGGCCCACAACCGCCAGCGCGCGATCGTCTCGGCCGTGACGGTGACAACCGTCTGGTCGGCGATATCGGCCTCGGCCGCGATATTGTCCCAGTTGATATTGTCATAGCCCAGGCCGTAGCCGTCTGGATGCGCGACATAATCGGCGATCACCAGAGCGCCGTTGTCGTTCCATCCCCACGTCGAACGGTCATTCAGTCGCTGGGGGCCGACGCCGCCGCGTGTGCTGTCCTTCCGCGGATCGTAGAGCTTCACGGCCTTGCGTATCTGGCTGTAGGACGGGACCTGGTTGTTATAGACCTCGCTGAAATATTTCTGTTTCACCGGGTCGCAGATGATCGCTGCGAGGGCGCAACCGCGCTGGCGGTGGTCAGCCGTCCATTCCGGGAACTTCGCCGTTACCTCGCCGATCGCCGCCTGATCGTCCGTTCCGAACTGGGTATAGATATGGATCGCGCCGCGAAAGCTCGCCTCGGTGACCGTGCCGCCGACCACCGTTACTTTTTTGTCGTTGATCCGATGCTCAAGGATTTCCGTTTCCTCGCCGGTGCCGAGCGTGACGATCATCCCAAGGGTGCCGTTGGAACTCTCTTCGAAGGATAGCGTCCCGCCCGTATGGACGATGCCATAGTGACGCCTGCGCGATCCCACGGACTGGCGAATGATCTGCTGACCGTCGCTGGGCTTCGGCCGCTTGGGGCCGAACAGCGCGTTGGTCAGCAGCGCGACGCCGATGGAAATCGCGACATTGACGATGACCTTCGCCGCGATCATCGCGATCGCCTTGCTGATGCCGAGCTTGATGAGCGCGGTGCCTATCGCCTGGGGCATGACGGCCCCCATGCACGGCGGAAGGGCGCGCGGACGGTCAGCACCCGATGATCGCCCTTGGCCATCCAGAGCGGCAGGTCCTCGCCATTGTCGAGGCAGATGGCGCAGGTAAGGCCCATGCCCGGAATGTCAGCAACACCCACGTCGCCGCGCCCTGGTCGCTCGACGGCCTCCCAGCCGAGCTTGGCCATCAATTCGCTGGCATAAGCGACGAGGCCGCCCTTTTCCCGGAGCAACCGGGAGACGGCGCGGCGGGTGCGATGCTCCGGCAGCGGTGGCGGCGCAATGCCTTCGACCTCGCAGGCATAGGCCCAGACTTCTTCGCCGCAGGGATAGGGCGCGCAAGGCGAGGATGCCCATTTGCGGGCGATCGCGGGTAGTGCGGCCTCCTTCAGAAATCCGGCCATGTGACCACCTTGTTGACCAGCGAACCGACGAACTCGAAGCCCTTGTCTCCGGGGAATCGCCGCTGCTGGTCGGCGTCCGTATACATGGCGTGGCGGGGCCGCGACCGGAGCGAGAAGAGGCTCTCGGCCGCGATCGTCACCGATCGCTCGCCCTCCTGGTTCATCGTGAAGGTCGGGGTGAGGCAACGGCCGCAACAGACGGGATAGGGATTGTCGAGCGGGCGCTGATTGTCGGGATCGTCGGGATCGTCGACGCCGAAGAACTGGATCAGCACATAGACGAGGCGACCCTTCACCTCGGCTTCGAACTCGTCGCGGGCCAGGCGCATGATCTCGGCATCGATGCCGGACAGGCCGAAGCTCATCTCCGGCGCTTCGCCGTTCACCGCCTGCTCGATGCCGCTCATGGACCCCAGCTGGCCGATGCCGTTCCAGAACATGCCGTCATTGGTCCTCAGCCGCCCGTTGCCCTTCCAAAGACGCATGGGCTTGCTGGCGAAATCGAACCGCACGAGAAAGGCGCAATCGACTCTGCTGCCCGCCAGCGAGGCGGCGATCGTGTCAGGAAAGAGGCTCATCGAAAGTTTCTTCCAGTTCGAGCGTGGGGGTGCCGTGGCGCAGGTTGCGCAGCATCAGTTCGCCACCGTCATCGTTGGTCAGCCGCGCGATCATGTCGGGCTTCAGCCGCAGCTGCTGATTGCTGTAGTCGATCCGCAAGGTCGGGGAGCAGCGGATCGTGGCGACAGTGCCGTTCCAGGTGACGCCGGTCGCGATGTAGGGATGATCGCCAAGCCCGAAATAGAGGCCCGCTTCCAGCAATCGCCCATAGGGGCCGAAATCGGCCGTGATATGGCGCTGCCCCTGAACCCCGGTGACCAGCACCTGGGAAAGGTCGTTGGTCAGATACCCGGCACCGTCGGAGAAATAGGCGCCGTCCGAATGGCTCACGATCCCGCCGCCGATCTGCGTATCGGATGCCCGATACCAAAGGTCGAAGAGCGGGACTCGCACCGCGTTGGCGCGGCCTTCCAGAAGGGCGATCAGGGCGCGCCATGCGAGCACGTCGCTGCCGAATATCGCGTCGAACTCCATGGTCAGGCCGAAAGGTGGACGGATCACGGGCACCGCCTGGGTGAACTCGGTCAGGCTTGTCGTGAGGCCAGCCGTCTTGCGGGGAGGGCGGATGCTGATGTGGCGGGGGAGCAGCGTCGCGGGCCAGTCGAAGATCGTCATCCGCGCCTCGCCAGATGATCCTGGACGCGATCGCCCACGACGCTGTCATAGGCGGCAAGGCCCTGCGCGACGCCCGCATTGACCATTTCCATGATTTCCCTGTTCCCGCGCGCGCCGGAGACGTTGATTTCCAATCGACGGGGACCGCCGCCGCCGCGCATCTCGGACAGGGCCGAGTTGGGCCGGACCAACGTGCCGCTGGATGTCGAAATGACCGGCTCCGGGCCGCGCTCGCCCACGATGCCGAAGGTGCCGGAAGGAATAAGCCCGCCATCGGCGAAGAACCCGCCGAAGACCTTGCCGAGCAATCCGCCGCCAGCCTTGCCGAGAAGCCCGCCCAGGCCGAAGTTCCCGCCCAGGCCGAACCCGCCGAGCATCTGCCACCAGGAGTCCGGCATCCCGGCTGTTTCCCCGGTAGCGATATTGTTGGAGCCCCCTCCGATGCCGCCCAGGAACTTGGTCAGCGCGCCGCCCAGGACGATATCGCCGCCACCCCCACCGGAACTTCCGGTGGCAGGCCCGAAAAGCAGTTCCGCCAATGGGGCAATGACCTGGCGCTGAAGCGCGATGCGAAGCAGGTCGGCGATGATCTGCCTCGACACATCCTTGAAGGCCGCGCCCAGCGACTTCGTCCGCATGATGACATCGACGAGCCGGTCCTCCAATGTCTTGAGACCATCGACCGCGACATTCCCCAACTGGTCGTTGATGGAGATATCCAGTCCTTTGAGTTCCCGGATATAGCGTTGGATCGGGCTGGCATATTGACGGTCGAGCAGCTTCTGATCGGCGGCGCGCTGCGCGCCCAGATTGGCAAGATCGATCTGGGCAGCGGCATAGCGCGGGTCGCCGGGTTTGATCGCCTCCAATGCCTGACGCCGTTGCGTATAGGCGAGGTCCAGCAATTGCTGCTCGATCTCGCGGCGCTTTTCCCGCGTCCCGGTAAGGCTCAGCTGCTTTTGGAGCAGTTCGGCTTCATTGGCCTGCAATGCCTGGGCGACTTCCAGCGCCTGCCGGGCAACCTCTTCCCTGCGGCGTCGATCGAGCAGTTCGCGCTCAAGCCCGGCCTTGATCTCCAGTTGCGCGAGGAGCTTGTCTTTTTCGGCCTGCGTATAGTCGTTATTCGCGTTGATCCGGCGCTTCTGCTCTTCGATTGCGGTGTCGAGCGCCTCCCGCTCGATCTGGTAACGCTCCTCGACCGTATCCGCCATCTGGCGGCGCAGGTTGACCGCCTCCTGCATGAGACCCGCCAGATCGCGGTTGAGCGACTCCTGTCGCCGTTCTTCCTTTTCCTGCTCCCGTTCGGCGCTGTTAGCGGCCCGATCTGCGCCGGACCTACTCCATTCAATATGATAGTGGCCGCGCTCTTTTAGGATTTTAGTGAGGCGAACGCCCTCATCTTCAAAGGCCTTGCGGATCGACGCGGGCGACACACCTGCACCGAAAGCGATATCCAAGCCATTGTTTCGCTCGTGGGCGCTACTGCCGGGTTTCGCGACCGGATTATCGGCCGGACGGCCTGCCGCCACCCACGCGTCATAAAGCGCCTTTTGTTTCGAATAACTCCGCTCACCGCTGGTAACTCGCAGTCCCGCCGACCGCGCGATGATCTGGGCCTCCGATATTCCAATCTCGCGACCGAATTGGCGGTTCGACGCAGCGCCATCTGAACGCTCTGCATCACGCGCTTTTTTAAGCGCGGCCTCTTCCTGTCTGTTGAGTTCGGCATAACGCTGGCGCAGCTTCTCGACATCCGTGATCGTCTCGCGGGCCTTCTTCCGCAGAAGATCGAAGCCGGTCCTGATCCGCGTGGTGGGATCGGTGTCCAGCTTGGCTATCGCGGCGGCGACATTGGAACTGGCGTTGCGATAAGCCTCCTCCGCGCTGGCAATCGCCTTTTCGTTCTCCGCGATTCGCGAACGGGTCCGGTCGAGTTGGCCCGATGTGAAAGCCCCCGCCGCGCCGCCTGTGCCCTGGCCAGCATTGGCGGACGCGGACGCTTCGTTCGCGGCAAGCTCTGCGGCGAGTTTCTGCCGCAGGGCCAGCACCGTCTGCCAGGCCTGATAGGTCCGCTGGGCCTCCAGCTTGGCGCTTTCCAGCGTGATCTCGTTCGCCTTCTTCTGCTCGGCATTATACTCGCGAAGGGCTTGCGTGACCTCTCTCAGGCTGTTCTTGGAAAGGTCGAGCCGGTCGGCCCAGGACTGGCTGGCCTTGCTGGTCTTGCTTGTCGCATCCTCCGTTTCGAACAGTTTCCCGATCAGCGGGACAAGAGCGAGCGCGGCGGACGACACCAGCAGCGTCCAGGGCGAGCCGAGGATTTTCATCAACCCGTTGGTGCCGCCGCTCATCAGCTGAATGGCCTGGAGCGTCTGACCCATCTGCGACGAGAATATCTGCATCGGGCGGGCGCCCAACGCATACATGGTCGACATGTCGTTCACGTTCATCGCAAGCTGCGACATCCCGGCCCGCTGGGCACCTGTAGCCGCTGTGAGCTTGCCTTGGGCGTTGGTCAGCAGCCCGGCCGCCTGCGCGCTCTGGCGCATATATTCGACATATTGGCGATGGCTGATCGCGCCCTGTTCGAGCGCCGTCCGCGCGAGTTGAGCGCCGTCGCGGAATTTCATCAGCGATGCCCAGGCTGGATCGACCTGCGCCTTCAGCCGCGCCACATCGGCTGAATATTCCTGCGTCTTGCCGCTCGCCGCCTTCGCGCTGCTCCCTGTTTCCGCCAGCGCGCTGCCGAGTTTCGTCGCGCTGCCCGATGTGGCGTCGAGCGTTCGGCCGAGTTGACGGCTTTTGCTCTCCGCCTGATCGACCCCTGCATTGAGGCCGCGATCGTCGGTGCGCAGGACGAGGACGGCATCGCCCAGTTGCTCAGACATCGTTCTGCGCCTCCGGCGATGCCGCCACCTTCACGCCAATGCCCATCGCCGCCAGTTGTGCATGATCCGCCTTGCGCACGCGCCGTCCTTCCTGCCCCTCATTGGCGGCCTGCCGCAGCCGTTCCAGCATCGCCCGGCTGTCATGCGCCTCATAGCTGCCCGAACCGAGACCTACCGTCTCGATCGCGCTCAGCTGCTCCTGGGCGTGAAGGCGGGGCAGCATTTTCATATATGCGCGAACCAGCCCCGCAGGCGCTTCCAGAAGCCACCAGCCCGGCGATCCGCCGTAGAAGCGTTGGAGCCGGGGAATGATCCTCCCCCAGTCCACAGGCCCTCCGTCGCCGTCCCCATCGCTGTCGCCATCGCTCCCGCCACGCCCAGCTTGCTGCGCAGCAGGAGCCCGGTAAAAACATCGACGATCGCGATCCGCTGCGAACCGGTCAGCCTTGCGAATACCGCTTCGGGAACGTCCACGAGGACGGCGCGGGAAACCTTTTCGTAAAGCTCTTCCAGTTCGTCCGCGTCGTCAGCATTGTCGCCCTGCGACAGGGCTTCGATCCGGCGTCCCCAGACGCCGAAACGATGGCTGTCGAGCACGGACAGTTCATCCGGGCTCAATATCTCATAGCGGGAGCCGTCGATCGCGATCGCGGGGCGCACGATCAGCGTGTCGAGATCGAGGAGGGTCTCGGTCATGGCGCGGCTCAGGGCAACGGAGCCTGGTGCTGGACGACGAGGCGGCCGAAGCGTTCGGCTTCGTTCGCGGCGGCCAAATCCTCCAGCGCCGTGAACTCCAGCGCGAGCCCGGCCGGCTGCGCCTTGCGATAGGCGATTTCCGGGGTGCCCGACTGATAGCAGCGCGGCACTTCATACTGCGCCACCATCTTTTCGTCATAGGGCGACTCCCCGCGCGCCAGCAGGGAAAATTCCTTGACCGTCATGCCGTGGCTGAGGCCGATCTTCTTGAACCCGGCCGTTCCTTCGCCCGCTACCGTCGTGGACAGCGTGTTGCTCGAAAGCACATGCTGATACTGCTCCAGCGTGAGGTCCCAGAGCGTCAGGCGGATCATCAGCTCTTCTTCGTCGAGGAACGCCTTGATCGGGCCGGTGGCCCCGGCAGGCCGCGCCTTCTGGAAGGTCCGTCCATGCGCCACCGTCACGCCGTCGCCCGAATAGTTGCGGGTGCCGTTGGTGCCGACCTTGACCCACGTTCCCGCAGGTGCCGCGCCGATGAGAGGGAAGGCCGTGCCGGAAGGCGCGAGCCAGAGCGTCAGGGGCGCTCCGATGATTTCATAAGGCTGCATTTGAACGTCCTTTCAAAGGTCTCTTGGGCAGGTGAAAAAAGGCTCTGAGAGGCGCGCTCATGCGACGCTCTCCATGGCGTAGAGCAGCTGGAAGGACTGAAAGACGCGGGGCCATTCCGTTTCCGGCTCGCGTCCAGAAGAGAAACCGCCCGCGCTCTGGACCCAGTGAACCAGTGTCCCGGCCGCGACCCGACGCTTGACCCGCCGCAGCGCAAGGGCCGCAATGCCCATCAGGTCGCCAGCTTCAGCGGGAGTCGCGCCATAGGCGAACAGATCGACCCGTTGCGTATCGTGCTCCACATAGCTTTCGCCGGTCATCGAAACGCCGCCTGAAGGCCGGATGACCAACGCGCGGCGCGGCATCGATGCCGCCTCCGTTGCCGGAAGCTCGCCACCGAACACGCGGGCCGCCACGCGGCTGGCGGTCGCGGCGTCATCCATCAGGATCGCGACCAGAGCGCCGACCGGATCAGCCACCGGTCCCTCCGCCCTTGGGTGCGGATTTCTCGTAAGCCTTGCGGATATTGTCGGCCAGCGAAGGATATTTTGCGTCGGCCGCGGGGCGCAGATAGGGCTGCGCCCGGATCGTCACCTTCTTGACCAGGCGCACGCCGCCATCGGGCTGGGGAATCGCCAGAGCCTTGGCGTTGACCGGCTCGATGGTGCCGCCCAGTTCATGGATCAGCGCATAGCGCACATCATGGACGCCCCAGACGCCCTTGGCTCCTTCCGCCGTCTCGGCCGCATAGTCCACGATGTCGATGCCGCCTTCCAGCACGCCGGTGCGGTTCTGCCATGTGTGGTTGTCCCGCGCGTGCTGGACGCTCGCGCCCATGGTGCGGTTGATCCCGGCGATCTGCGCCTGCCGCATCCGCTCGGTCACCGCCTTGCCGTTCCATTCGAGCGACTTTTCCGCCATCACCCGATCCTCCGCAGCGCGGCTTCCAGGTGCGTGTGCTTGAACTGCACTGGCCCTTCGACCTTCAGGCGGCCGGGAATGAGGATATTGCCCGCGCGATCGGTCACCGATGCGACCTCGTCATTCTCCGCGAGATCCGCGCCCAGCGCGAACAGGCCCCGCACATCCTCGATCAGCGCGGTTTTCTGCCCATCGATCAGTTCGCGGGAAGAGTTGGACCAGATGAAGCAGGGCAGGGTTCCGACCGGCTGGAAATCAGGCCCGACGCGGTTGTTCCAGGCATCCGTTCCCGTGGCCTGGTTCCGCTCGACCGCCGCGCGCATGGTGAGGCGACCCGCGATCATTTCTGGACCGCCGCGCGCGAGGATGTGACGGTGCCGCGAAGCGAGCAGGAAAGCTGATAGCTGCTGACCTTCCCATCCAGCGCGAAATTGATCTGGAGCGACCAGCCATCGGCATAGCGCGCGCTGATGCGACGATGACGGCCACGAGTATCGCGGAACACGGCCGCCTCGACCGGATTGCCCTCGCAGGGCAAGGCATAGTCGCGGAGCATCTCCCCGGCCTGGGCAAGGTCGAGAGGGAGTTTCCGCCATCCAGTCCGCCCCGCCATCATGCCGCCCCCAGCACTTGCGCGACGAACCGGCAGATGCGCTGGGCAGCCTGCCCGCGAATCCCGTCCCATTCGTCAGGATAGTCCGGGCCTTCACCCCGGCACGGCGAATGGAAGCTGACCTGCCCGGCAGGCGTGTCCACATAAAGGACATGGGCATAGCCAGCCGTGGCGCGATCCTCGCCCCAACCCCAGCGGACGCCGATCGCCTCGCCATGCGCCGTCAGCGCCTTGGTGAGATTGTCGATCGCCCAGCCCTTGCGGTCATAGGCCATGCGCCGGAACGAACCCTTGCCGCGAATCCCGCCGCGATAAGCCTTCGCCCGCTCGCTGGCCTTGCAGGCGCGAAACAGGTTGATGGCGACCGCCCCGGCCGGGCCGAAGGCGTCCAGCGCGTCGTAGAGCGCCTTTGTCTGGTCGCCGTCCGATCCCGTATAAACGGACATGATCGTGGCGAGGGTGTGACTGGTCATCGCTCACCCCGCCAGATCATGCCCAGCTGCTCGATGTCGGAAGGATTGGGATAGCCCAGGCCAATGCCCATCCGGCCCCATGCGCGCGCATGGCGGAACACCTGCCAGCGCAGGAAGAAAAAGCGCAGATGCCTGACGCCCCAAAGACGCTTGATCGCCATCATCATGGCACGGCCTCGAAGATGCCCGGTCCCTGGACGGCGCTCGCGGCCCAAAGGAAGGCGGTTTCGAACTGCGTTTTCGCGATGGCGAGCGAACGCTGGTCAGTGCCGGGCTGCGCGCCCTGCGCGTCCAGCATCGCCTTGACAGCGGTCAGGGCCTCGCCCGTCTTTACGAGCAATTCTTCCATGCCGTCCCCGCTCATGCCATCACCGTCCCGCGCCGCTGCGCGAGCGCGCCGAAGATCGCTTCCCGCTCGGCCGCCACGTCGCCGCTCAGCGTGTATTGATAGTCTCCGGCCCGCTCGCTCTTGAGGCCGCCGCGATAGGAAAGGTCGAGTTGCATCAGCTTGATGACCGCTTCGTCGCGCGCGGCCTGCTCACCGGCCGGGGTGTAGGTGGCGCGCACCATCGGAGCCCAGAAGCTGCGCCCGTTCGGACCGCCCGTCAGGCGCTGCAATGTCCGCCCGCCGTGCAGCACGGCATAGTCGCTCGCGGCCAGCTGGATTTCATTGTCGGGAAGCCCGCTGTTGGACGGGTCGATCTCGACGATCTCCACCGGCTGCGAATCGTCCAGCGGCCGGACCAGGCGAAGCGTGCGCAGGGCGCGCGAACAGGGATCGGTGGGATCGCCCAGTTCGACGCTGATCGGCCCGGCCGGTCCGAAGCGCGCATCCATATCGGCGGTGATCGCGTCGATCATCGCCTGGAGTTCGCTATCGGGGAGGTCCGATCCCGTGCGCAGTTTGACCCGGTCCAGCAGCGCCACGGCTCAATCCTTCGCCGCGCCCTTCGCGCTCCTGCCCTTGTCGTGGCCGCGCTTCTGTTCCTTGTCCTCGGCCGGAGCCTTCTCCTTGTTCTCCTGCGGAGCATCCCCGGATTTCTCCGAAGCGGTTTCCTGTGCCGGAGCGGGAGTGGCTGGCGCAGCAGGCGCGGCGCTGTCAGGTGCAGGATCAGGCGCCAGCATGTCACCGGCTTTCCAGTCCTCCTTCTCGCCATCATCGCCCGACCGGTCTGTTTCACCGGGAGGCGGAGGAGAAGCATTCGCCGCATCGGCGGCAAGCGCGGCGGCATTGACCGCCAGAGAGAGTTCGTCCGAAAGCTCGTCGCCCAGACGCGGCATATCCGCGCCGATCGACCGGGCCGTGGCCACGATCAACGCCAGCTTGGGGATGAAGTCAGCGAGGCCGGGGATTGGCCCCCAGTCCTTGGCTTCGTCATCGACAAACTGGAGCGCCTCGACCACCAGTTGCGGGGCGGTCACCATCGCGAGCAGCTGCTCATCGTCGATGTCGCCCTTGGCGAACAGGCGGAACTCGTTGGTGAAGGTCAGGCCCGCGATCTCGATTGGGCCGATCACCCCCATGGCCGCCGCGCGCAGGATCGCCTGCACAAGCGTGTTGGCCGGGGCCATGTCGCCGGACAGTTCGCCGTCGACCAGCCCGAACCGCCTCGCCGCGCTTTCGGGGATTTCGTCTCCCGGCGCGGCATAGAGGAAGGCGGCCGCCGCATTGCCCTCCGCGACCAGGGCGGAACGATCGGCGGTGAGATAGAGCCTTTGCTTCGCGAACATCGTCATGCTCCTATTCGGACTTGGACCAGAGGACGTGCAGGAAGCCGCCCGTGGTGTTTGTGGTGGTGTTCTCGATCACGCCGCCCTTCGTGGCGGAGATCGTGAACTCGGCGGTGCGATCGACGCGGGTCGGCGGATCGCCGTCGGTGATATGTTCGACGGACAGCAGCGTATCGCCGGGCTGGAGATTGCCGGGGACCACATGCTCCCCGACAGCCCCGCCACGGATCAGCGCGCAGCCCACCGGGCTTGAAAAACCGGAAATGGTCGGCACGGTTCGCCCTTTCTTGATGTCTGGGGTTTGTGCCGGGCGGACGCAGGAGAGGGTCGCGTCCGCCCGGCATCTCCGCCCCGTCGGAGATTAAAGGCCGGTGACCGAGCAGAAGGCCGGAGGACGCCACCACACCAGCGCCACCCGAATGTCGGCGCGGACCGTCCGCTTGCCTTCGGTGAACTGGGTCCCGACATAGCCGACCTGCACGTCCACGCCTCGGCGCTCGTGCAGGCTGACCGTGTCCGGCCGGAACGATCCGGTATAGCCCGTGCCCGCCAGGTCGGCGTCCTGCTGCACCACCGGCAGGCCCCAAAGACGCTCCGGTCCGGCCTCGCTCGGCGATCCGTAGATGTAGACGCCGTCCGTGGTGCGGAGCAGGCGGACGCCCTGCCAGTCGGTCGGATGCAGGACATGGTGCGTGGGAACGGACCGGCCGCCCAGGCGGACCTTGGTCATCGCCTTGTAGAAAGCGTCCGGCACCGGATCGGCGGCCTTGGCCTGCGTCTGGATGCCCACGACATTCTTGAGGCCGCGCAGGTTCGGCGCGGTGCCGTTCCCGACGATGATTTGGCCGTCAAGCCGCTGGCGCACGCCGAACGGCAGGCGCGTGTTGATGTAGCCCTGCATCATCGAAACATCTTCCAGCTGCTCGTCCGTGACGGGCAGGCTGTCGCCGATCTTGCGGACCGGGCTTTCCTTCTCGGTGAAGACGAAGGTGCTTTCCGCATAGGCTCCGCCCTCCGCCACTTCGGCGGCGGCGTGGGTGCGGGTCGTTTCCTCCATATATTTGACCGTCGCCTGATCGGTCTGGAAGGTCGGGATGATGTCCAGCAACTGGATCGGGCGGGTCAGCCCTTCCACGAAACCGGGCTGGCGGACGCTTTCCGGAGCGAAACCGGCCGTGGTGGCCATCAGCGCCTTGCTGCCGATCGTCTCGAAACCAGCCGCCAGCGCCAGCATGTCGGTCGCAGCGAGATTGTCGATGTTGATCGTGATGCCGTCCGGGCAGCCGTTCTTCACCCAGTCCTGGAATGCCTTGGTCTCGACGGCCATTTCGCCCAGCGCCTTGAGGCGCTGCTCGGTCGAGGGATAGTTGCCCTTGCCGCCGCCTGGCAGCGGGAAATTGCGGCGCGCCTTCTCGCGGTCGGCATGTTCGCCCGCCGCGCGCTCGGCGCCCTCCAGCTTTTCGGCATGTTCCGCAAGCTCGTTAAGCTCGGCGTTCATCTGGTTGACCTTCTCGGCCACCGCGATCGAACCCTTCACCTCCGCGCCCAGGCACGTCACCCGCTTGAAATCATACTGGCCATCATCCGTCTTCGCCTCCGCGAAAACCTTGCCCAGTTCGTCCTGTTTGGCGGCGAGCTTCTCGCGCGCTTCCTTCAGGCTCAAATCCGCTACCGCCATATACTTGCTCCCGTCGATGACCGGTCGTTGAAATCCGGCCCATATGGAAGCAGCGGCACCGTTCACGCGCCCCGGACGAACGTCCGTGGCAATCAGGGCGGCGGCGGTAGGGAGAGATGCAGTGTTACCCGATGCAGGGGGGAAAGGGCAATGACAACGGCGCTACCCCGGACAGCGAAGGGCAACGGGATGCCGAAGGGGCCGTCAGAGCCATTTAAGAGGGGCTAAGAGGCGCAGGGGACGATCCCCAAGCACATGACAGCCAGAAGGCCCACACGCGGCTTGTGAGGGCCTCCCGCGACATCTTCGCTCAGACCTTCAGATGACGGCGCGCGACACCCTTGAGATAGCCCGCCAGCGCAGCGCCGGTAGCAGCCTGTTCCCTCGCCTCGATCTCGGCCGGGCGGGAGAGCGCCTTGCCGATCGCGACATGGATTTCGCCAAGCTGTTTGATCCCCGTCACCGACAGGCAGGAGGGATCGTCTCCCAGCGCATCGGCAAGGTCGCCCAACTGGGAGATCAGCGGCGCGAACGCCGCGTCCTTCAGCTGGGCCGATTTGATGGCGAGCGTTCCGGTGCCCACGCCAGCGCCGCGAAGCACGGGAGAGATTTCATCGACGTCGAGACGCTTGAGGACCCGGACGCGCGAACCCTCGCGCTGCTCGAAGCCCGCATCCAGAATATTGAAGCCGTAGGACCATTCCTGCACCGGCCGTCCCTTGGCGAGGTCGAACTTCAGGGCCGCGTGCCAGTCCTTTCCGGCCTGCGTGTCGAGATTGAGGTTCAGGTCGGCGACGGCCCACCCGTCCTTTTCGTAGAGCCATGCCTTGCCGAACGGCATGGCGCGGCGATCATGGGCCGGGATCATCTGCACCCATTGGCCGCCACCTTCCTTCCAGGAGAAAGCGCCGGGCGCATATGTGTCCCCGTCGCTATCGACGGCGGCCAGCTGCGCGATGCGGGCGAGCCCGGTTCCCGTTTCGTCCATCTTCTCGATGGTCATCGCCTTGGCGATCATGGTCAGTCCTCCTCGAAATTGGGCGCGAAGCTCAGCGTCCCGTTGGGATGTTCGGCTTCCGCCATGGCGAGCGCCTCCTCGGTCGTCGCGATGGAGCCATTGCGGGCCATATGGGTCAGCAGCGACCGGCCCGGCCCCAGACGGCCGTCATAGACGATGAAGCTGCCCACGCCCGCCGCGCGGCCGCGTTCGATTGTCGAGATATTCTGGGCATATTTGGTTTCGGTCCGCGCAATCACCCGCGCCCGCATCTCCGCGCTGCGCCAAGGCCCGCCCTCGACCTCGCTGACGATGCGCGCCGCCAGCTGGGCCGCGCCTTCGCCCGCAGCCCGTCCTTCAGCCAGGGCAGAGAACAGTGCGGCCCGACTCTGGTTTTCCAGATCGATAAGGCCCGCGCGGCGTCCCCCGGCCGCGACGATCGAGCGCGCCACCACATCGGGCAGCGATGCGCCCAGGCCAGCGCGCTCGCCCGCTTCCGCGATCGACTTGGCGACTTCGAGATAATGCCCTTCATAGGAGCCGCGCAGGCGACCGTTCCACGCGTCTATGCCGAGCTTCTCCAGGATCGCGTCGATCAGCTGCTCGTCGGCCTTTTCGCCCCGGCCGCCTTCGAGCCCCTTGGGAAGGGCGGGATCGCTTTCCAGCATCGGCAGCGCGGCTTCACCGGCCGCCGCGCCAAGCTGCCCGAAAAGCATCTCCAAAGGTGCTTCGAAAGCCCTTTGAAGCCGGTCGCCGCTTCGCTGCACGGTCAGCGCGAAGGCATGACCGCGCGCATAGGCGGCTTCGCTGGCGCGGCGTTCCGCCTTCGTCTTCGGATCGGGCAGCGCGCGCTGCGGCGGCGGCTTGCCATCGGCGGGGACTTCCAGCACCGAAATCTGGCGCAGGTAGAATTTGTGGCTGTCGTCTGCCGCTTCGCCAATGCCGATGCGATATTCATAAACCGTGATCGCGCCGCTCGCGAGCATCTTGCCCCAGCGGTCGACCTTCTTGTCCTCATCCTCCTGAAGCGCGAGAACCTCGCTGGTGTCCCAGCCGATCTTCACGGTCCCGGCCCCGGTCGATGGCCCGAACTCGCCCAGCAGCGACCGTTGCAGTTCGTCGGCCAGCATCCGCGCAAAGGGCAGGACGCCATTGTTCCAGGCGAGCTTGCGCAGTTCCTCCATGGTCGCGCCGACCTTCGTTTGCTGAAGCCCCGCGCCGAAGCCCACGACAGCGGCAGGGATGCCCAGGCACGCGCAGACGCGCTCTTCCGCCACGTCGCGGCCCTCGCTCATGTTGAGTTGCTGCGGGTTGAAGCCATAGGGCTGCACGTCCGTGGGCGCGCCCATCACCAACGGCCCGCCGCGATTGTCTCCGCCGAAAGCCTGTTTGAACCAGGTCTTTGTGGCTTCGACATCCTCCGGCGCTGGCATAGCGCCGCCCTTGGGACTGATGACGACGCCGGGGACGCCCATGTTCCGCAGCAGCGAGGCCACGAAATTGGAGCTTTCCAGATCGATGAAGATTTCGCGGATCACGCCGTCGAGCGGCGACAGCCCCATGCGGATATTGCGCGGATCGATCCCATGGCGGAAATGCACCACGTCCCTGGGCTCGATCCGCATCGGCTCCGCGCCGCCGCCTGGACTGTAGCGATAGTGGGAGATGAAGGTCCCGCCGTCCTGCGGCCATTTGGGCTCGATCATCCAGTGCGGCGTATACCAGAGTTCGGCAGGCCGACCCGCGCCGTTGCGGACGATAATCCAATAGGCATTGCCGGAAATCAGGAAACTGACCAGCGTCGCCATCCAAAGGGCGATGTCGCCATAGAAGGGATTGGGGTTCTGGATCAGGGCCAGCATCGGATGATCGTGCACCTCCTCGACCTCGCCATTGCGGGCGTGGCGGGTGACGGCAAGGTTCGCTTCGGGGAGCGCGCGGCCGATCCAGAGCACGGGCGCCGTCACCACCGAAGCGTCCAGACAATCGCCGGTCTCTTTCCGGTAATCGAAACGGGTTCGCTTGAGCAGGCTCATGAAGAATGGCGGTCGGGCGGAATGCCGCATGGCCGTCAGGGCCTTGCTGAGCCAGCCAGCCTTGGGCCGCGTCAGGGTCGAAGCGTTCATGCCGGTATCCAGTTCTCGTCGGAGGAATCGCCGCCATGCGCCTCGACGGCGGAAAGCGGTCGCCATTGCGCGGTATCGGTGCCTGCGGCCGCGTGGATCGCGAGCGCCAGAGACCAGAAGCGGTCGGAGTGGCCATCAGGCGTCCGCTCGGCCGTGAAGCGAATATTGCCCGCCGCTGTCGTTTGCTTGGTGACAGCCCGGAGATCAGCCCTGATCTTGCTGTCCTGGGGGATACGAAGCCGCCGATCCTCCATCTTGCCCCGAACCGGATAAGCCAGGGCTTCCTTGACCTTCGGCGTGAAGGTCACCAGTTCGATCGCATATTTGCCGAAGCGGCGTTGCGCGTCGTCGCCCCAGCCGATGCCCAGGCCGGTATAGTCGATGCAGGTGCGCGCGCACCGCTCGATCCACGGCCACAATATCTTTTCCTGGTCGGGCTTGCTCATATTCTGGAGCGCCTCGACATGGCGGGTGTAAAGCACGTCGCCCAGCTTCTCGAACACCCACAGGACGGTGAGGTCTTTCTTCCGGCCGATATCGATCCCGGCGTAGAGCGTGCCGCCCTCCATCGCCCGCCAGTCCACGTCGGACGGATATTCGGCCGAAGCGATGAGGTCATATTCCAGGAACGCCGCATCGTCGTCGGCGGGCTGGCACATATATTCCTGAAGGAAACTCTCCTCGTCGGCGCAGCCGCTCTTCACGAAATCGAAATAGGCGGCTTCGTCCATCCCCTGCCGCTCATCATCTTCCGGCAGCGCCTTCTGCAACTTGTAGAGGAAGCCCTGATCCAGCGCGTCCTGTAGGGTGACGGTGTGCAGGCTGATCCCCTTGGGATTGCCGCTTTCCTTGATCTCCCGCACCAGCTGGTTGAAGAAATTATGACTGCCGCGATGGGTGGAGATCAACTCCATCGAACCGCCCCAGGTGATACCGGGATAGGCGATGGCCCACAGCTTGCGCGGGTCGGGATGGAGCGCGAACTCGTCGAGGATGCGTCCGCCGCGCTTGCCTGCCTGCGCGTCCGCGTTCGAACTCATGGAGTTGATCCGCTTCCCGCTGTCGAAGCTCAGCACATAGGCGGTCTGCTTTTTGTCCTGGTCCACCAGCTGCTCGCCCAGATCGCGGGCGGCGATGTTCAGGACTCCCGTGAACAGCTTGCAGTCTTCCAGGAACAGGCGCGCCTGGATGTCGTCGCGGGATGACACCCATTGGTCATGTCTCGCGCCCTGCTTTCCGGTGCGCGCCACGGCGGCATAGGCGGTCGACCAGGAAATGCCGATCTGCCTGCTTTTCTCCATGAGCTTGAGACGCGCCTCATCCGCGATCCAGCGTCCCTGATAGGGCAGGAAGATCGCGTCTGGATTAGCGGGAACGATGCGGGCGTTGCCCATCAGGCCGCACCGAGGGCGCGGTTGATCTCCGCCAGCGTTTCGGCTGAGACGCCCTTCTGCTTGCCAACGTTTTCGATCGCCGCACGCGCCTTTGCCAGGCGCTGCTCGACATCGTCCTCCAGCTTGCGCCGCGCCTCGGCCGATGCCTTCTGCGCGTTGACCGCCGTCTGCACGGCGCGCGACACTTCCTGAAGGCCCTTGCTGTTGACGCCTTTCTCCAGCAGTTCATAGGCGGAGGCCTTAATCATCTCGGCCACCGCGACCGTCACCTGGTCGGGACCGTCCGTGCCAAGGTTGGACACGATATCGGCGGTGAGACGGCGCACCTCGTCCAGCTTGCGGAACTGGATGGCCTTGCGGACCGCATAGCGGCTCCAGGATGATTTGCTGATGCCTGCAATACCGCGATCCGCGAGGCGCGCATTGAACTCTATCAGGATCGCCGTCTGCGGCATCTTGCGGTCGCGCAGCTGATCCAGAGCCCAGATGACATCGGGCTCCGCCTCGTCGGGAAGGAGGTCGATCGACGAAAGCCGTCCCCGGCCTTCCCGGCGATCGGGAGTGTCGTCGGTCATCCGCCGTTCCTCAGCTGGGATCGGACGGGCGCGAAACCCCGTCGATGATCTCGCGGCGCTCTACATGATTGCGGCCCAGCGACCGAAGTTCGGCAACCATGACGGTGCCGAGTTCCTGAAGGCGCAGCGCCTCCAGTTCCGCCAGCTTGCGCAACTGGGTGCGGACCCATTCGCGAGAGCGTTTGACCGCGAAGGCGTCCAGCACATGCTGGAGCGCGACCTCGTTCAACCGGCCGTCCACCTGCGAGGCCAGTTCCTTCAGGATGATGAGGCGCGCGTCCTGCGCTACCCTTTCCTCGTAGCTCATGCCTTCTCTCGCAGATAATCGTCGATGCGGTTGACCACGCGGCCCATGCTCGCGATTTCGCTTTCCTGACGGCCGACGGTGCCCAGCACCCGCTCCAGCGAAAGCGCGATCTGGCTGATATCGTCCTTGGTCGGCAGGTGCTTCAGCCGCTCCTCGACGGTCAGCTGCTTGTCCTCGACCTGATCGAGACGCGTCTCGATCTTCTGCACCCGATCAGCGGCGGCGGACTGGCTCTTGGCGTGCCACGTCCAAAGAAGGTTGGCCAGACTGGCGATCAGCGCCAATATGGCAGGACCAATTCCTGAACTCACAATTTCCCCCGCTTCATCAGGACTTGAAAGGATGGGCGTCATCTCATGGCTGCCCATTGACATTGATCGCCGCCGCTCTTCCCCAGGCGTCGGTCAGATGCTCCACCCGGAGCGTGTTTACGGTGCAGGCATCGATGTCGGCTGCATCCACGATGGCCGCGTGACCGGCCCGCAAAGGTCCAGAGGACAGGAAGGGAAGGACGGACAGGTCCGTTGCTCCGCCACCACCGGAACCGCAGGCTGCACCCGCTCCTGGGCGCGAGACCCGCAGGCGCTCAGCAAGATCAGCGCGAGCATTGGCCAGATCGGCCTGATAATCATTTTTCACCTCCTGAAGGACTTGACCCCACTCCCGCTCGACGCGGGCCACATTCTCGCGGTCCTTGCGCGCGGCCTCGGCCCGTGCGTCACGGACCATTCCGACGAATTTCAGCATCTCCGCCTTTTGCTCGACGAATTTCGCGTGCCATGACGAGGCCTGGACGCCGCGCGCATCCGCCAGATCGCGCGCGCTTCGCGCCTGACCATGGAGCCACAGGCACAGCAGGGCGAGGATCAGGATCGCCATCCGCCAGGGCCGCGCGAGGAGCCAGCGGATGCCATCGCCCAGCAGGCCGATCAGTTCCGCGCCGACGTGGATGATCGCGTCCAGCAGGAACCTCATGCGCGCACCTTGACGGTCAGCGTGTATTCGGGGGGCAGATTGGTGAAGCAGGCCCGCATTTCGTCATTGCGGCGGTTGACGAGGCCGGTGACGACAACGCCGCCCGCCTTGTTCCACAGCGCGAAAGCCTGACAGGCGGAAAACCAGTCCCCGGCCTTGAACTGCCGCGCCATGGTGGACCCGCAATAGCCCGCCACGCCGATATTATAGGCGACGCTGATCGCTGCCCCCAACTGGTAGACGCTGTGCTGAAGCTGCGGGGTGCACTTGAGGACGCCCAGGCCATAGTCGCCCCGGATGGCCGCATTGAGGAATGCCCGGCACTCGCCAAGCGTGTAGGGACGCATCTCCACGCGCGTTTCGCCGGTGCAGACGGTCCATTTTTTGACGAGATCGCGATAAGGGACAGTCTTCGTCCCCTCCCATTTCTCGGTAAGGACGGTCGCCACATTGGCGGCCTGGTCATTGACCACAAGGGCGGCGGGCGCGGCCACAAGCGCGCCTGCGGCGATCAGCCCGATCGCATTCCTGCCGGACGTTTCAGCCATGGCGGAAGTCCGCCTGATGAAGGGATTTTTGCGCCTCGCTCATGCCGCCTGTCTGGCGGAGGAGGCCCGCTCAAGCGCCCCGGACGGGTGTCCGGTGGAGCGATCAGAGGAAAGTGAGTTGCCGGTCGTCTTCCGGCTTGCCGAGCTTGGCGCGGCGGCGGCGAATGGTGCGGATCGTGTAGCCGGTGGCCAGGGCGATGTCACGCTCGGAGCGGTTTTCGGCGATCATGGCGTCCACCTGGGCGCGCTGCCGCGCCGCATGACCGGCCGGGCCGAGCGGCAGATCGAGGCGAAGGGCGATGCCGATGCCGCAGGTCAGCCGGTCGGCGATTGCCCTGGCGGCTTCAACGCCGACCAGCTTGCTGATCCAGTGATCGGCGTCGGGAACAGGAGGCACATAGATTTGGGTGCCGCCCCGTGCGCTCGCGATCGCCAGCGCCGCGTCCTCGCCCGCCACGTCGGCGATTTCGGCCAGGACGCCGGGCAGGGAAGAGGCGGCTTTGGGTGTCACAGTGCGATCCCGATCAACAGGCCGACGAGGAAAGCGATCGCGAAAACGGCGATGGGATGGCGGCGCGGCCGCGTGGATTGCAGCAGCGGCAGCGACTCCCATTCGGCATGGGCATGGCCGCCACGCCCCGTATGGACACGAGCGGTCATGCCTTGACCTCGTCAAAGGCGGAAGCGCCGCCTTCGGCACGCAGCACCCGGCCCAGCGCGTGGGCGATGCGGTCATAATCCTCGGTTGCGAAAAGATGCTGGTCGGGATCGGACAGCTTGCACAATTCCCAGGCTGCCCGGCCAAGGCCCCAGTGGGATGGGACAACGCCCGCGCGGACCAGCTTGGCCAGGATCGCCTCGCACAAGCGCCCCTTGAGCGCATGGACATGATGGACTTTGGCGAGGCGCGGCAATGCCTGCGTCCATCCATGCCGTTCCGCCATCGCCTTCAACGCTTCGATCAGCCGGTCGCTCTGCGACTGATTGACCCATTGGAACCGTTCGCATCCCGTCTGTCGGCGGGCGAAGGCTTCAAGGGCGGGCTCGCTGCCGTCGCGAATCGCGCAGAGCAGGCCCAGCGAAATCCACATCGCGCGCGCCTTGCGCGCCATGGGATGATCCGCGCGGCGCGGTGCGCCCTTGCGGTTCGGCGCGCATGCCTTTGTGGTGAAGCCGCGCCGGGCGAACTCATCCACCAGCGCCTGCAATTGAGGGACAGTGCAGTCGCGCGCGCTCATTTGTCCGGTGACGCGGTGCATCACGGCGCGATAATCCTCGTCGGTCATCCCCAGTTGCTTGGGAGCGATGTGCACTTTTGCGATCAGCGCGCGGCGCTGGGGATCGATCGCGGATTTAAGGGCAGCGGTCGCCATGTCAGTCCTCCTGAAGGTCGCGGAAATGGTCGAGGAGACGATCGGTCAGGCGGCGAAAGGCCGGATCGATCAGGCGCAGCGCATCGGCTCGCCTTTTGGCGTGGATGATCGTCGAATGATCGCGGTCACCCAGAACCCTGCCGATCGTCGTGGTGGATGCGCCGCCGATCTTGATGGCGAGCCAGCAGACAGCGGCGCGTGGACGGAAGTAGCTCCAACGTCGATTTGGCCCGATGATGTCGGAGGCGGGAACGCCGCTCCACCATGCCACGGTGTCGATGATGTCGCGGACGCGGACCCGCCCGTCGGGCAGCGCCGGAGACGGGCCGCCTGCGATCCGCGCCATCATGAGGGTCAGCGCGGTGCTGACAGCGGTATCTGGCGCCCCGTTCACTGGCCCGGCCCCATGCCCAGGACCATCACCAGCATGGCGATGATGACGAACAAGGCCACATACAAGCCCATGGCGAGGGAGGCGCGATCCAGGGCGCTCAGCGGCTCGCCTGTGACCGGATCGGTCAAAAGCGCATCCAGCGCCTTACGGAGAAGCGGGCTCATTGCCGGATGATCCTTATGGCGCGGCGTTCGATCGCCCAGCGCACATGGGCCAGTTGCAGCCTGCCGCCGTCTTCCGACGCGATGCGGCTGGCGTTGACGACGATCTGGCGGCACTCGCGCAGCGCGCCCGAACCGGGACGAAGCGCCACCTCGATCAATGTCTGCCGGATGCCGGGATCAAAGAGCTTCCAGGCGTCGCAGAACGCGAGCACGTCTTCTTCCGTCGGCTGGGGTTGGACGACGCGCTGGGCGATACGGCTGTTTAGCCGGGCGAAGGCGTCGCGCTCCCGGCCGCGCTCGATCCGGGCGATCAGTTCCTCATTGCCCAGCAGGCAGATGCCGACGCCCGTCGCGTCGTGCCACGCGCGCAATTGCTCCAGCGCCTTGAAGGTCAGATGGTTCGCCTCGTCGACGATCAACGTGGCCTTGCGGCGGCGCAGGAAGGAGATGATCTCGACGCTGATCGCGGCGGGCCAGCTGCGGGCGCAATTGAGCCCGATCGCCTCTTCAACAAGGCGGATCATTGCATTGGTATCCCTGGATACCTCGTCAATCGTCGCCATGAAGCAGGGCGAAACCCGGCCCAGAAAATCCCCCGCCGTCTTGGTTTTGCCCATGCCCGGCCCGAACGCGCCCACCGTAATCTCTCCGCTTGATGCGACAGCAAGCAGTTCGCGGATCAGCAGCGATGTCGGCGTGTCGAAATAGCCCGGCTCGACCGGGATGCCGTCCGTCTGTTCGCGCCGGTTCTGGACGCCCTGGCGGAACTTGAATATTTCGCGGGCGATGCGGTCGTTTTTGCCGCCGTAATTGCCCTTACAGAACGGTTGGATTGTGCCGCCCGGAATGCCCATGGCTGCGCCCAGGTCGTTCCAGCTCAGATTTTCCATGGCCTTGTAGCCATTGGCCCACTCGCGCATCTCCTCGATGTCGACGGGCAGTTCATCAACATGGATCACGGGTCTTTTCTCCTTTTACTGCTCGATCAGCCGGAGCGCCGCCTTGCGGTGCAGCCGGTCGAAATCGGGGTTCGTCACGGGGTTCTGAGAAGGCTCTGAAACGGCTTTGAGGGCCGCGACCGTGTTGCCGCGCTGGCGCACGATCCGGCTGGCGGCCGGGCGGACGCTCGGCTCGACATCGTCGTCATAGGTGGGCAGCCGTGCCGCAAGATCGGCTGCGGACAGCAGATTGAGCGCGTCGGCCGCTTCCCTCGCGGCGCGCTGATGACGCTTCTCCAGTCGCTGGCGCTCTTTCGCCGCGGTCATGTCCAGGAAGCCGGTGGCCTGCCACAGCGGCGCGGTGACGAGGAACTTTCCCGCACGGTCATAGACATGGACAGGCCGCGTCAAATCGTCGGGGTCGAACCGGATCGTCACTTTCTGACCGGCGATCTGGGCCATGTCCGGCTTCCAGTAGCTGTTGCCCGCGAGCCTGACCGCGCCTGTGGTGCGATCGGTGCTGATCTGGTCGGCCGCGAACAAGGCAAGACGCAGCTGCTCTTCGGTCGCCTTGCCGATGGTGGCGCGGGCATAGCTTTCATCGAAGACCTGATCGAAGCTGTGCTGTCCCGCGCCCATTTCCGTGCGTCGGCCCAAGCGCGCGTTGTGGGCTGCTACTCCCGCATCAAAGACCCGGCAGAATGTTTCCAGATCGACCGCCGCATTGCCGTAATTCTCCGGCTTCGCCAGCGGTGTGTTGCCGGTATAGGCGCCCTCGAAAGCGGGATGGCGCGCGATATGATCGCAAAAATCACGAAAGCCGCGCTCGATTGGCTTCGACTGTCCGCGATAGGGCTTGGCCCAGTGGATCGTGATGCCCAGGTTCACGAGGACGCCGACCGGGTCCTCATCCCTGATCTTGAACCGGAACCGGGTCCGTGCGCCGCCCGTCAGCCATTTGGATGCAAAAGCCCGCCCATTATCCGCCAGCAGCCCCTTGGGGATGCCCCATTTCTGGAAAAGGTCTGCAAAGACCAGGCGCGCCGTCACGGTGTCTTCCGTTTCGGCGATGCGCCACGCGAGGAACTTGCGGCTGTAAACGTCCTGGATCGCAACGATGGTGGGGCGGCCAATCCGGCCATCGGGCCAGCGGACGAACACATCGGCCTTGTGGCCATCGATATTGACCAGTTCCATCGCATGAAGATCGGCGACCGAACGGATTTGCGCGGGCAGCATCCGGCGCAAGGCTTCCTTGCCCTTGCGCCGCAGGGTGATGACCTGTGGCGGCACTTCGGCTTCCACGCGGCGTTGCAGGGTTTTGGCGTGGGGAAGCGGCATCCCCATTTCGTCGGCCAGCGCCTTGGTCCGCAGATAGCAGGACATAAAGGTCGGCTGGGAGAGGCGGAGATAATCCGACAGCAGCGTTTGCCACAGTTCCGGGTCGATCTCCGCTTCCTTGCCTCCGCCCTTTCGGCGGGGGGCAAGATGTGGAAGGCGATCCGGCGCGGGAACGCCATCGACTAGCCCCAGCCAGTTCCATACGGTGGAGGGAGAGACCTTTGCCGCCCGCGCCGCGTGGTTGACGGCAGTCGTGGCGGGCAGGCCTGCCGCCTTATAGGCGTCCACGTCGACGAGGATGAGCGCGCGCCGCTCGGCCTCCGCCTTGACCTTGTCCGACTGACCGTCGAACCACGCCCATATCTGGTTGCGGCAACCGTCATTGGCGGCCAGTGGTCGGTCTGCTTCTTTCGGGCTGTATGTTTGTGGAGAAACAAACGCGATTCCCCGGCTGACGAGTTCCGCCTGCGCCGGCGCGGGCAATTGCGAGATATGGAACTCCAGCCCGCCGCCACGACCGCGACGGCTCCGGGCCAGCGGCACGCCGTCGCGATCGGCCGCGACCTTCCAGCCTTCCCGATCAGCCCGTTCGTTCACCTTGCGCTTGGTGCGGGGCAGGCCCGGCAACCCAAGGTCGGCGATCTCGGCGGCGGTGAACCAGGACTTTCCCCCCGATGCGATCATTTGCGGCGATTCCTCGTGATGGTGGGGCTCATGCGTTGCAGCGACTTCAGCTGCTGCTGGAGCCGCGAAATCTCGCTGGTGATGTGGCCGACCTGCGCGGTGTAGATTTCGTCGCCGACCAGCACCGCCGCGCCGATCGCGCGCAGTTCGCGGTCCAGCAGATCGAAACGGTTCGTCACCGCGATCAGCGCGCACATGCGATGAAAGCTGATATTGTGGCCGTCGCGCGCAGGGCTGGCATAGGCGTCCAGCATCAGCTTCGTGACGTCCTCCGCGAGCAGGGAAGTCATCTGCGCGGCGATGACATTGCGGTCATGACCGCCCAGCGCCTCGGAAACCGTGCGCGCGATCCGCTTGTCCATGCCAGCCAGCGCGGCCGGAAGCGTCGCGGGCTGCGGCACTTCGAACGTGAAGGCGATCTGGTCGGGATGGGTGGCGCGGGTCTTAGCCAAGGCGGACACCCCGGCGTTCCAGTTCCGCCATTAATGCGGAGGTGGACACCTTACGCAGATTGTCGTTGGCAAGACGCAGATTGCGACTCGAACGGCTCGCGCCGCGACACAGATGGCCGTCGCGGATAAGCGCGCCGATCACCCGATGGGCGTTGCTCTTGGATTTGACCCCCATGGCCCCGGCGATCTCGACCAGAGACGGGCAGACGCCGGTGCTTTCGATCCGCTCGCGAATGAAATTCAGGACGAGAAGTTGCCGTTCCGTCACTTGCGCTTCTCCCCGGCAGGAGGCAGCGCGCCCAGGATGCGGCCGACCATGGCGCTATCCAGCACCGCCGGCGCGTCCTTCACGTTGGAAGTGCGTCCGAAATAGCCATACCAGGTGATGTAGCGGGGCTTCTTCATCGTCAGTCCCTCATCATCCATGACGCGCCGAAGTCCCGGAAATCGCCATGAAGGGCTTCATCGCCGTCCATCAGATCGGCGGTATGTTCGGCCACTTCGCCATGCGCGCGCTGGCGCAGCGCGATCCGTTCCTCCGCCTTCCGCTTCCGCAGTTCGGGAATCGCGCAGCCGCGCTGCATTGCCTCGACAAATTCCTGTCGGGCACGGGCGAAGCGTTCGGCCTGGGCGGACGCGGCGGTCATACGTCGTAGCTCCGCTCGCCATCGACCTCGACACAGACATCGGGGAACAGGCAGTTCCGATGGGTGTGATCGCGCTCGCTCTCAGAATAGTTGCGCTCCATCCAGTTGAGCGCCGCCGAATAGGTGCCGAAGGTGCCTACATCGTGCTCACCGACCATGCCGGACTTCTCGACAACGATATATTTGATGCGTTTCGTCATGCGGCCAACTCCAGCTGGGGGAGCGCGCCGACCCGCCGCAGATCATATTCGCGATCGGCGATCTTCTGCGCGCGGGTGCGGGGCGGGATAAGGCGGCTGCGGGTATCGGGGCGCGGGCGGTGCCGGTCCCAGACATACCAGGCGTAATCGGTCTTTCCGCGCTTCCACGCGGTCAGCTGCCCGGCCTGTTCGTCGCGATCGTGCAGCGCCGTTCCGGGCGGCATGGACGGACGGTCGCAGAACTCAAGGATTTCGAGCGGAGGAAATTCCTCCTGAAGGAAGCCGAAACGCTTCTCGCTCGCCCGCCACCGGATCGGCAGCAGCGCGCACACCATGCCGCTCGCCACCTTCAGCGCCTGCCGGACGCACCGCTCCGCGATATCGTCCTCATAGGAATAGGGCGGGTTGAAGACGACGCTGAGCAGCGGCTCGATTTCGAGCATGTGGCGCTGTTCGCCCAGGAAATCATGCTCCCCCATGTGCCAGAACGGCCATTCCAGCCCGACGATGCGCCGGTCGGCGATATCGGAGCCGAAGGCTTTGCGGCCCATGGCGTCGAAGGCTGCGGGTATGGTGCCGAGGCCACAGCACGGGTCCCAGATCGTATAATCCGGGTCGAGCGCGATCATCTGCATCAGCGCGCGGACGGTCCATGTCGGCTCTACATACCAGTCCAGCGGATGACGGGCGGGGCGGGGCGGGACGGTCACTGCGCGTCTCCGCCATTGCTGCTATCGTCGCCCGACTCAATGAAAGGGGGAGCCGATGGGGCTTGATCGGTATGAAACGCAGGCGCGGTTGATAGCGGACGAACTGCTTGATCTTCTGACAGACGCGGAGCGCAAACAGATTGCGCGGCTTCTGAAACGGAAAGATGCCGATCTGTTCTGGGATGATCTGACCGACATGAAGCAAATTGACGACGCAATAGCGCTTCTCTCTGCGACGCCTGCCGAGCGCACGAAACGATGGCAGAAAACGGCCGCCGAGGATCGTTCGGTTCTATGGATACGTGCGCGGACGCTGGGACTTCGATCAGCCAGCGTGCTACGCGCAGTGATAGACGTTCAAACCGTCGAGGGCATGAAGTATCGCCATGCCCTTCGACATATCGCTCGATCCGGGCTGACAGAGCCTCGGTGGCCTCAACCAGAAGAATTGTTGGATCGAGCCTTCTGATCGCGCGCATAACGCAGCCGCAGGCAAAAGCCGGGCGGTAGACTGGGGCCATATCACGAATACGGAGGCGGTTCGTCACAGCCGCCTCCCTTCGACGAAGCGCACTGGCTCGCCGGTCGCCGCGATTGCGACCGTGGACATCGCTGCGGCATCCGTGCGCGGCGCGCTCCGCAGATGCTCGACGCAGGCGCGGAAGGCGTCCTGATAGGCGCGGTTGCGAAGCTCCTGTTCGTCCCGCGTCATGTTGACGCGGTAGACTTCCATCGCCCGCCGCCATGCCGCCCAGAGATCGTCCCGCAAGGCCCTTGGAAGGGCGAAATAATGGTCCTTGCAGAACAGTTGGCCCTTGCCGATGCGCGAGGTGCAGCCCTCGGCGGCGCAATGGACGTGATAGGTGCGGGCGCTCATGCGTCGTCTCCCATCTTTTGGATGAGGCGCATGGCGATCCTTTCGAGTGCGGTCTTCCGGCCGGGCGGCAGGATGCACCGCTGCACGCCCAGCCCTTCGGCGACGCCGATCCACCCTCGACCGTTGTCGGTGACGATGGCCGTGGGGCATTCGCCAAGGCGGCGCATCATCTCTTGGATGGCTGGGATGACTTCCAGGCGTGTGAAACGCTTGATGGTCGAGTGCTGGACGCGCCCGCTCTGCGGTTCGATCATGACAAGCAGGAGCGGATATGCACCGTCTCGGACGATATCGAGATGCCATTCGCGCGCGCTCACAGCTGCGCCTCCCGCAGGCTTTCCATGATCCCGTCGAAGTCGATGGCTTCCAGTTCGTCCTGGGCGGATGAGAGCGCCCGCGCCGCCGTATCAGCGGTTTCATACCGGGCGCTTTCCTGCATGTTTTCGGGAATCGCGTCCCGATAGGCTTCTTCGTCGGAGCAGATGTCCGCGACGATTTGCGCCTGTGTTTCGATCTGCGACTTGATGTCTTCGATCATGGCGATCACGCCGTCGATTTCCTTGCGGCGGGTCCTGTTCATGCTTCCTCTCCGATTTCCGCCAGCCGGGCATTGAGCGCATCGCGCAGGGCTTCCAGCGCGGTCGGCTTGAAGGTTTCCACGATCTGGGAGGCGATCTGGCGCTGCTCACCGGCCGACAGCCGGGCGAGGTTCGCCGTTGCATTGTTCATATATTTGGTCGCCCCGGTCGCGGCAGGGGCCGCAGGGGTAGAAAGGCCCAGCCCTTCCATCGCCTGCGCCAGCGTCATGTCGGGATTGTCGATCAGCGAGGCGATCAGGTCGCCGCGCATGTCCTCATCCTTGATCGCTGCGATATCGCGCAGCGCGCTGGCGTTCTCGCCGATGACAGGATGCGTCGCGAGGTCGCGCCAAAGGCGAGGAAACGGGGCGATCAGGGCACGGTGAAGGGCGAGATCGCGCTTGATTGCCGCAAGAGACATTCCCAGCGCCTCAGCCACACCTTCGCGCCATCCATATACGCGGCTCAAATTGAGCCGCGTATGATCTGCCTCCGCTTCATTAAGGTCATCGTCACGCTCAACGCCGGGCGCCCTGGACTTCATCGCATCCCAGCGGGCGCGGATCGCGATCTGCGCTGGCGTCAGGTCGCCATGCTGTTCTTTCAGCCGCGCTTCGGCAGCGTCCGCAATGGCGCGCACGAAACTGGCGCGTTCCAGCGGGCTGCGCGAACCGCGCTCGATATTTTCCGACGCTTCGACTTTTCGGAGCATCGCTTCGTCGCCAGCGACAACGATCGCGTCGATGATCGCAAGCCCTTCCAGCTTCGCGCCTTCGAGCCGGTGGAGACCGGCCACCAATGTCCAAGGAGCCGTCGCGCGCGGGCCGTTCTTGCGGACCTTGATCGGCTCATTCTGGCCGTCCTCGGCCATCAAACGGCCTATGGCGGCTGCCTTGTCGGGCCAGAATGCGCCCAGCCGGTCGCTGACCAAAATGTCATGGGGAGAAAGGGCGAGAACGACGGTCCCGGCGTCCATGACTTCCTTCGCTGCGGTGGCCATCAGCGTGCCTCCTCATTCTGACGGTGCGTGAAGATGGCGCGGGCGATACGATCGTTCTCGCTCAACCCGTGGAAGTGCGAATCAAAACTATGGCCCAGTCCGAAAACTCTACTGACGCCCTGAAAAGCGTGCTTTTGGCTCACATCGTTGCAACGGACCGCCTTGTCCCAGGCAGCGCGAAGGAAACGATTGATCTTGCGGAAGCGATGAGCCGTGCGGCGGCTGATTTTGGCAAGCGGACGGAGGCGACACAGATTGTCAGTGTTCTCGATGAACTGCGGATCGCTCTGGGATGGCCCATCAATGATTGACGGCGGAATGCGGTGAGCCATGTCTATCGGACCTCCGCATTTATACGGTGCGAAGGGGTTATGGTTTCGCTAATGTCCGCAACTGCGGATTGCGTTCCGCCGAATAGGGATTCGACAGTATGACCAATTTCTGCGGCCACAGCTTCTTGCGTCTTACGGGATTTTTTCCCGCAGAGGACGTCCGTGACCGAGCGCCGATAAAGTCCTTTTTCGCGTTCGAACGCAGGGATCGATCCATATCGTTTCCGAATGACGCAATAAACGTCGTGCTTCACATTGGGGGGTGGCCTCATGGCTAAACCTTCTGCTAAATCCTCACTTGCGGAGAATAGTTCCGCATTGGCGGATTATCAAGCCCCAGAAGGCGGAAATCTGTTTAAAGACCGTCTGGCCGCTGCGATGGAAGCGAAGGGATGGAAAAACAGGGATTTATCCTCCGCGAGCGGCGTCCCCGAGAAGCGCATAAGCGACTATCTACGCTCTGGAAAAACCCCAGGAGCGGAATATTTGTTTCCAATAGCGGAGGCATTGGACGTTCCAGCGGAATGGCTTGCGCTCAATCGGCGGCCTAAGACGCAAACATCGGCGGTGATCGACGCCGATGACGCTGAATGGGAACGGGTGCCTTTCTTCGATTTGCGGAACATCACTGATACAGGCAAAGGGCCTGTTCAATCGTGGACGCCGTTCCGAAAGGACTGGCTGAATAGAACGCTTGGCACAGCCTCGGAACTTTATCTGGTGCGTCTTTTATCCGACTATCATAGCCGCTTGGGTGACAAGGACCTGTATGAGGGCGACTTGGTGTTTTGCCGCGAATGCGAGCCAACGGAGTTGGTAGATGGATACATTGTCATCTGGCGGCGCGAGAACGGCTTAAAGGTGGCGCGCTATTCTCTCCGTCCGCGAGAGCGTGGTGAGGAAGACGTCATCACGCCGGACGAGGTGAGCGACGACCAGTTCGTTCCGATCGCGCGTATCTTGGGCAAATTCTTACAGCGCATTTGATGGGCGCGCCGGTGGAGCGGCCATGAGGGGGGATTACATGCGATTTTTATTATCTGTTGCTGCAAAGCTCGGCCTGGTTGCGGTGACCATTAGTGTAGCATCGATAGCCCATGCTGACACTATCCAAGGACGGCTTGATAAGATGCCAGCCCCTCAGTTCACCAGTTCGAAGAGCTTGGAAGCACTCGAATGGTGTGTAGGCGTAGGGCTGGGTAGATGGTTTTTGCCCTCTACGCTTCACGGAGAACGGCAAACATTTGTCTATATCGGCACGGAAACCGAGATAACCAGCATGATATTCAGTGCCGTGCTGCTGCGGGATGATGGCGAACAGAGAACAATCGCTTTCCAAGCTCCCAAGGCATGGGTCGAAAAGACGCAGAATGTGGTGCAATCTTGCCTGTGAATTGACTCTTTCGTTCTCTTTATGTTCTCATTCCTTCACCGGCATCGAGTCGGTGAAGGAGGAACAAGATGCAACATGCAAATCCGTCCCAGTTTGCCAGTCGGAAGGAACCTTTCGGCACTTACCTGCTCGCCCAGATCAAGCGGGATGACGATATCGGGGAATTGGCCCGCAATGCCTTCCGCGATCCTGGCTTTCCCCGTGATGGAGATTTCAAGGCGGTCTCGAAGCGCCTTAACACGGTCGGCGCTCCGCCTGAGATGCACGACGCTCTGGCTGAGGCGGAAGTGGATTGGCTGGCGCTGTGATGGTGCGGCGGCGTGACCCTGCTTTTTGCTTTGGCGTAGGGGGGAAGGCCAAGGCACCATGGCGGCCGACGCTTGACCAGGCGCAGACCGATGCCATCGACGCGGGCTTTGCCCAATGGGATGAACATGAACCGGAGCCGGGTAAGGATCGTCCGCTCTTCATGCACGCTTTGGCCGAAATCTGGACAACGCATGAGCTTGTCCCGGTTCTGCCGCGTGAGGTGGTTCCGCCTCGCTCAAAAGAGATCGAGCCGTCGCCGCTGTCCCGTATCGAACGCATCATCGCCCGGCGCGAAGGGAGGATGCGTTGATGGCTATCCGCCGCCGCCACAAGGGAGAGCGTCCAATCGACCGCTCGCAATCCTACATGCCTTATGGGCCGGATCATCCGGTTGCGCTGGCGATCGCGACCGGGTCGAGATGGTTTGATGCATGGCATCACCAGAGCGGGCTGCCTTACGTCAAGCTGGCTCGATTGAGCGGCATTGAGATGGACCGGCTATTTCACCTGTCCTACGGTTATCCGGTCCGGCATAGCGAGCTTCTCGCCCTGGCCGCCGCCTATGGCGTCCAGCCGTCCGATATCATAGCATCGCTGCCCGATCTGGAACTGCTCATCAGAGGAGCATAA